CAAAATTTAGAAATGTAATCAGGTTCGATATTAAAAGGATCTTTCCTTACTCATCTAAACAATGGATGAACTTAACACCAGATCAGATGCTGCAGTTCCTTGAGTATATGTCTTTAAAATCTCACGGTCCTAATTGTGAAAGCAAAGATTATTTAATCAGAAAAATTAAAGCAAACAAATGCGGTAATCAATTTGTTAGGCAACAGAATTATGTCGAATTTTTATCTATCTGATACAATAGTTTTAAAAGAAAATAAGTTAAAGGATTTAGACTTTAGAATTTATAGTTATTGCTGCCATCAGTTTAATGTAAAAACATTAACAAGTTTTATTAGGCTGGTTGATATATCAGGTACATTTCAAATTGGATTAGATAAAGTTCAGGAAAGTTTATCTAGGCTAGCAAGAATACATATTGACGGTCTTGCTTTAATATCAATTAAAGATGCAGGTAAGTATCTTGTCTTTGATATGCCAAGACACAAATACTTTGTTCAGCAAATAGGTTTTACAAAGTTTGGTGGTAGTAAAGGATGGTCCACTTTAAAAAATCATACAAGACAATTCACAACAAAAAAATATTTGTTTCCTAATTTAGATCAGAGCGATCTTTACGATAAGCTAAAAGATTTGCCGCGTGAAGAGTTTGATCGAATAAAAGAAACAGATGTTATGTATAGCTGGGTATATCGCAATGTTAAAAAGCATAGAGAAAATAGTTGAAGAACAAATTAAATTAGAAAGATTAATAGTAGAGATCCTCGATGATGCTGCTTATGCAGAGAAGTTTATTGCTGGTCCTCACAACAATAGATGTCCGTCTATGTATCAGGTCCTTGAAAGTTATTATGATAAAAAAGATTGGGGATTTCACGTTAAGCCTAAATTAGTTTTGCGTGCAACACCACGTCAGATGTCAAGATATGAGCTAGCTTTAGATATTTTATTATTTGTTGATGATGATATATCAGACAATCCTAAGTTAGACAGAAAGCTATTGTGGTTGCGAGCTAATCGTTTTCAATGGACTAAGCTTGGAAAGTTTTTTGGTTTTCATCGTATTACAATTAAGAATAGATATAAGAACCTCCTAGATAAATTATCAAATAAATTAAAAAATAACTTTGACAAATTAGACAAAGTGTTTATTTAATTACATTATAATCAAAATAAAAATATTTTTTCTAATATCATAAAATCTTAGAGACTAGACAAATAAGAAATGAGCAGTATAATTTTACTGTATCAAGAACACTTGCATACAAAAGCAGTTTTAAATTAATAATTTTTTTTTACTCTTTTTTTTTATTCCAACAGTTTTGTTTCGCAAATGAAATTCAAACCAGATCGTTGCCAATCATTTACAAGAGGCAGTAAGTTTACTGTTCAATGTAAATGCAAAGGTTATTTCTGTAAAACAAGTAAGAAATATAGATGTAAATTCCACGCTGGCTTATCTGCTGGACCTACAACAAAATCAGGTCTTTTAAGATCATTACAAAATTTAAAAAATGTCAAACAAGATACAATTAACAAAATCATTGACCGAAAGTTTAGAAACAAAATTAATGAACGGTCAGACGCTGACTTCGATTTGCCAAGCTAAAGATATGCCAAGCTTATCTACTGTCTATAATTGGATTAAAACTGATAAAGAATTTTCCAACAAGATTAGTCAGGCGAGAAAGATAGGTTGTCAGTATTATCTTGACCGTATGATTGATGAACTTGAAACAACAACATCAAAGGATGTTGCATTGGTTCGTGAAAAATTACACCACTACAGGTGGCTCGCGAGTAAACTACTGCCAAGCTTGTATGGTGATAAACAAGAGATCATTCAAGATACTAAAGTTCAAATAACTTGGGAGCAGCCTGAGCAAAAGATAGTTGAAGGTCAGGTAGTTAGCGGAAACTAAAGACGTCTCGCGCGTGTTATGGAGTTCGATAATATAAAGTACGTACCAAACACGTACTGAACGCTAAATAAAATAAAGAATAGCAAGCTAGAGCCGTAGATAAAGTATCTAAAGACAAGTCAAAAACCTGTGAAAACAGAAAGAAATCTAAAAAACAGAGCCACACCACAAAACGTGGCTGCCGTCTAATACGTATATAATTACCGATGAACGACACAAAGAAAAAGAAACAGTTAAAGATACCAGACAAATTTAAGAATGTGAGCGCATTTACATTTACCACTTATGGCGGTGAGCTAATGATGGTGTTTAATGGATTTGAGGAAGAGACAGATTTACCAGAGTTTGCTGATTTCGTGTTTACTAAAATTAAAATGCGTTATTACAACAATGACAAAATTCCAAGCATTCACTAATGAAGATTACAATACCGTATTCGCCAAGAGAGCAACAAGCTTTCATTCATCAGAATTTAGACAAACACAGATTTTCAGTTCTATGTTGTCATAGACGGTTTGGCAAAACGGTTATGCTCATCAATCACTTAATCAAGTGTGCGATGACAAATAAAAATTATAATCCACGCTTTGCTTACATTGCTCCGACTTACAGTCAGGCAAAGAAGATAGCTTGGGATTATTTAAAATATTACACAAAGAATATTCCTCAGACTAAATACAACGAGACTGAGCTTAGATGTGATTTTATGAACGGAGCAAGAATAATGCTCTTGTCATCTGAAAATCCTGATAGCCTTAGAGGATTGTATCTTGATGGAGCAGTCGTAGATGAGGCAGCGCAAATTTCATCCGACTTGCTGGATGAAGTAATTAGACCTGCTTTAGCTGATCGAAAAGGTTGGTTAAGTCTATGTGGTACTCCAAAAGGAATGAATAATCTTTTTTATGATTATTATTTAAAAGCAAAAAAAGAGGAAAGTTGGTTTGGCTATACTGCGAAAGTTAGCGAAACTAAGCTTATAGACCAAGAAGAATTAGACGCCGCATTGTCTGTAATGGGACAATCGAAATATAACCAAGAGTTTGAGTGTTCTTTTATTGGAAACATCAGAGGTTCTATTTACGGCGAAGTTTTAAATAAATTAGAAGATGAAAAGAGGATTACTAGAGTTCTTTACGACACGAGCTATCCTGTTTCTACCGCTTGGGACATTGGCTTTAATGATGCTACTTCTATTATTTTTTATCAAGTTATTGGAAATAGTATTAACATTATTGACTTTTATGAGAACAATAATGAGGCTTTGCCTCACTACGCTCAATATCTCAAGGAAAAAGATTATGTCTATGACAAACATCTAGGACCTCACGATTTAGAACAAACAGATTTCACAACAGGTAGGACCAAACGAGAGGTTGCCTATCAGTTAGGATTAAAATTTAAGATAGCACCAAAGCTAACAATCGAAGATGGCATCCACGCAGTAAAGATGGTTTTACCAAGATGCTATATCGACATTGACAATTGTACTAAGCTTATAAATTCACTTAGGCATTATCACCGAAAGTATAATGACAAAGAAAGAGTTTACGCTGCAAAACCTGTTCATTCGTGGGCGAGCCACGCTTGCGACGCGATGAGAGTTTTGGCGGTCGGTTTAGACAGAGAAAAATTTATATCAACTACAAATTTACAAAAGGATTACAATTATGGGTTCAATCTTTAAAGCACCTTCAATGCCAGCTCCACCAGCAATCGTAGAGCCAAAAGTTGAAGATGTGCCATCAGCAGACGATGCAGCTAGAAAAGCTCAGGAAGAAGAAGATTTAAGAAGAAGGCAACGAAACCGAAAAGGTCGTAGATCAACTATTCTTACTTCACCTGACTATGAAGATGTTGCGGCAGAAACAGATCAAAAAAGTTTATTAGGAGGCTAGCAATGGGAGGATATTTACCAAGCGATCAAAAAGTCAAACAATTAAATTCTGTTCGTAATCAATATAAAAAAAGAACAGGTAGATCAGATTTAAAAGACGTTAAAGAAACAGGCGAATACAAAAGCTTTACTAAAAAAGAAAAAGAAAAATACGATCAAATGTTTGGCAGAGATGAAAAAGCTTTAAAAGGTTTGCTGAACAAAAACGAAAAAACTTTACTAGGAGGATAATTTTATGGGAGGATTTGTAAAAGCAGTAGCACCAAAACCTAAAGCACCTGAGCAGCCAAAAGTTGTTTCTCAAATGGATGCACCAAAACCAATTGAAACACCTAAAGGTCCAACAGATATTGAAATGGACCAAAAGGAATTAGACAACAAAAGAAGAGGCAGACGTAATACAATTTTAACTTCGGCTCAAGGTCTAGGTGAAAACTTACAATTAAATAAAAAAACTTTATTAGGATGAGCTTAGTAAAAAATATTAATAGAAGAAAACGATTAGGTATTTCAAGACCTAAATCTAAATCCACAGTTAGCAGAAAAGCTTACGCTGCAATGAAAAGAGGCTGGAAAAAGAAATAATGCAAAATCAAGATTATAGAAATTTGGCTCGAGAGCTTAAGTCTAATCTCTCTAAGCTAATGGAACAACGATCAACTTGGGAAAGCCATTGGCAAGAGTGTGCAGATTATACGCAACCAAGAAAAGCAGAGATCACAAAAGAACGAGCAAGAGGCGACAAACGAAATATATTAATTTTTGACGCAAGCGCCATTCACGCTTTAGAACTATTGGCAGCATCTTTGCACGGTATGCTTACAAGCTCAGCGAATAGATGGTTTTCTTTAAGGTATAAAGAAGATTTGCTAAATGACAGTGACGAGGCAAAAGAGTGGTTAGAAGATAGCACAGATAAAATGTATTTAGCTTTTGCTAAGTCAAATTTTCAGCAGGAAATATTTGAGGCTTATCACGATTTAATTTGTTTCGGCACTGCCTGCTTAATGATTGAACAAGATGACGTTGATGTAGTTAATTTTTCTGCAAGACACATTAAAGAAATTTATATTCAAGAAAATGCTAAAGGCATTGTTGATACGATTTATAGAAGATTTAAGATGCCTGCTCACGCAATCGTCGAAAAATTTGGTTTAGAAAATGTATCAAGAGAAGTTCAGAATACATTTAAGAAAGAGCCGTTTGAAGAAATTGAGTTGGTTCACGTTGTTAGACCAAGAACAATTTATAATGAAAATAAATTAGATAAAAAGAATATGCCGTATCAATCGGTGTATTTTGAAAATAGCTCAGGTCATATTATTTCTATCGGTGGCTTTAGAGAAATGCCTTATGTCATTCCAAGATATTTAAAAGCATCTACAGAAATATACGGTAGATCCCCAGCTATGAATGCTTTGCCTGATGTTAAAGTTCTTAACAAGATGGTTGAAGTTTCTTTAAAAGCTGCAGCTAAACAAGTTGATCCACCGTTATTAGTTCCTGACGATGGAATGCTTGCACCAATAAGAATGAGTGCAGGTTCATTAAATTATTACAGATCAGGTTCAAGAGATAAGATTGAGCCATTACAAATTGGTCAAAACATTTCTGCAACTTTAAATCACGAAAACCAAAGACGTGATGCAATTGCTAAAATGTTTCATATCGATCAATTAGTTGTAGCATCCAATAGAACAATGACTGCAACAGAGGTCCTTCAAAGAAATGAAGAGAAGATGAGAATACTAGGACCTGTACTTGGTAGATTACAATCAGAATTATTAGAGCCAATGATATTAAGAGTATTTAATATTATGCTTAGAGATAAATTATTTTTACCTGCGCCTGATATTCTTGCTAATCAAGAAATTCAAATTGAATACGTATCACCAATGGCTCTTGCTCAAAAATCTCAAGAACTTCAAAGTTTAATGAGAGGTTTAGAATTATTTGGATCTATTGGTCAAATAGCTCCTGTTCAAGATTACTTAGATGAAAACGGTTTAGTAAAAGAAATAATTAAGATTTTAGGTTTACCAGCAAAAATTATTAAATCAGATAGTCAGGTCCAACAAGTTAGAGAGCAAAGAGCAGCAGCTCAAGCTCAACAACAACAAATGATGCAAGCACTTCAAGAAAGCCAAGTGGCTAAGAATGCAGCACCAATGGTGAAAGAATTAAATAATGGATCAGGACAATAAAAAATATCATCAGCTCATTAAAGATTACAAAATAACTTTTGGATCTGATGAAGGTAAAAGAGTTTTAGACGATCTCAAAAAGAGATGCCACTTCCATAATACAACGCACGTTAAAGGCGACAGTCACGAAAGCGCTTTTTACGAAGGTCAAAGATCAATCGTTGTCTTTATGGAAAATTTAATTAATCAAAAAGAAAAATAATTTACGGAGTATAATTATGCAAGATCAGACAACTGCACCTGAGGTGCAATCTGAGCAACCAACAGATGTTGCTCAACAACCTACGGCAACACCTGAGGTACAAGAAACTGTTTTAGCAAAAGCTGAAACAAAGGAATTTAATTTTAAAGATTTAATTCCAAAAGATTATCAAGAAGAAAAAGCTTTACAAAATTTTAATACAATGGAAGATTTTGTTAAGTCTTATTTATCCGCTCAAAAATTAGTTGGTGCAAATAAAATTGCAGTACCTAATAAAATGGCAACAGAGGATGATTGGCAACAAGTATTTAGAAAACTTGGAGCGCCTAGTAAACCAGAGGATTATAAATATTCTTTTAATGCAGAAGAAGTTAATCCTACGCAGTTAAAAGCATTTAATGAGACTGCACATCGATTAGGTTTATTACCTCAACAAGCTGAGCGACTAATAAAGTTTTATAATGAAATGAGTACCGATGCTGAGCAAGAAAAATTTCAAGCTGCTGAGCAAAGACAAACTCAAGTCATTGAAGAACTTAAAAAAGAATTTGGAGCTAATTATAGCAAACGGATCGATCAAGCTAAGAAACTTGCATCTGAAACTTTTAGTAAAGAATTATTAAATGAAACAATACTAAAAGACGGATCAAGATTAGGTGATAATCCTGAGGTTATAAAAGCTTTTTCAATGTTAGCAGATAAACTATCTGAGGATGAAATCATTAAAGGTGATGGTCTAGGATATATGACGGCTAATGAAATTGAAAAAGAGATTAGCGAATTAACTGAGGATGGTTCACCGTATTGGAATAAATCACATCCAAACCATAAGAAAACTGTAGATCAAGTTTTCAAGTTAAGAGAGCAGCTCAATGGCTAGTGAAAAGTTTGAGCGTGCTGATGGTGAATTATCAGACGTTGAAATCCGTTTAGAATGTTTAAGGCTAGCTACAGAGTTTGGACCTGAGTACGAAAGAAAAGATCCAACTCAAAAAGCCGAAGAATATTTTAATTGGGTTAAACAAGTTTCCAAGAGAAAACTTTGCGAATGCAAAACCTCTAAGAAAAGAAGTCTAATTGCAGACTTAAAACGCAAAGACTAGATCCGTGTAAACGGAAAATCAAATCGATCAATCAATCAAACTACATAAAAGGAGGAACTTAATATGAGTTCACAAATAACAACTGCTTTTGTGCAACAGTATTCGAACAATGTTCAAATGCTTTCACAACAAAAAGGCAGCCTTCTTCGAAATGCAGTGGACGTTGAAACAGTAGTTGGAAAAAATATGTTTGTAGATCAAGTTGGATCTGCAACAGCAGTGAAGAGAGTATCTCGACACGCCTCAACTCCTCAGATCGACACGCCACACCAACGGAGAAGATTATCACTTGTAGATTACGAGTACGCTGACTTAATCGATAACCAAGATAAAGTTAGAATGCTTATTGATCCAACAAGTTCTTACGCTCAAGCAGCAGCTTATGCGCTTGGTCGTGCGATGGATGACGAAATCATTCTTGCAGCAACAGGAAATGCTTACTCTGGTGAAACAGGTAGCACAGTTGTACCTTTACCTGCATCTCAGATTATTACTGAGGCTGGTACAACAGGAATGACAATTGATAAACTAAGACAAGCAAAAGAAATCTTAGATAGCAATTCAGTTGATCCATCAATTCCAAGATACATCGTAGTTGGTCCAAAACAAATTTCTGATTTGTTAGGCACAACTCAAATCACTAGCTCGGACTTTAAC